CTAGGGTGTGGACACATTGTGGACACTCTTACCACCATTAGCACCCTTCAGCGGGTTAAGCGAAATGGCGTCCTGCAGGTACTGAGGAGCGAAGTGCGCATAGACCATCGTTTGCGCAATTTTCGTATGACCTAAGATCCTCTGCAGTGTGATGATATTGCCCCCGTTAATCATAAAGTGCGTGGCGAAAGAGTGTCGTAGCGCATGTGTTGCTTGCCCCGCCGGTAAGTCGGGCTTAACTTCTTTGAGGATTCGCCTGAAATCAGCATAACTGGCCTCAGGAAACAGAAAGCCTCGTGCTTTGCCGACTACGTAAGCCGCAACGTCATCAGAGATCGGGACCGTGCGCGGTGTGTTGGTTTTCGTCTTAACGAAAGACACCCGGTTATGAATCACATTCTCCGCCTTCAATCGCGCAGCTTCTCCCCATCTTGCACCGGTACTCAAACACAAGACCGCAATTTTACGATTATCACCTAAGAGCGCAGCAAGTAAGGCGTCAATTTCCTCAAGAGTGAGATAGCCCGTTTCGGCTGTCTGCTCTTTCAGTTTTTTGAATCCTCTGAATGGATGCTCACCGTTATACAGTTCTGACTCAATCAGGGTTGTGAACATCCCACCTAGCGTGATCAGGTCGCGGTTGATGGTAGTTGGCTTAATACCTTCCCCCCGGCGTTGAGCACAATATTGCGTTATCAGGCTCTTGGTGATCTGGAAAGCACACGGATTTCCGGTCATCGTTTCGAAACGCTCAATTTTCCTGAGATACGATTGACCGTGCTCCTCATGTTTACCTTTCAGCTTCCACCATAACTCTTTCAGTTCCGACAATTGGCGTTTGTCCGTTGGTTTTGAAAGCCATTCCTTTGAGTGATGGTTATATTGAGTATGCTTTTCAAAAGCCATCGCCTCGCTTTTCTTGTCGAACTTCCGACGGATGCGTTTTCCGTTACGCCCGGTCGGTCTAATGTCCACTTCATATCGACCATCATCGAGCTTTTTAACAGACATAAAGCCTCCCGATGATGTTACTGCGTACTTCAATTTCCTGATTTAAATAGCAAAAACTCACTGTGCATTTTCTGCACAAATAAGCCCCGTAGATGGTTAGCCAGTTTTCTGGTCTGAGTGGGGTGACGTTGTTGTCTGCTGCCCAAAGTGCGCGAGAGCCGGTGCAATCTGCCCAGCTTCAGGTGCTATTTGGTCAGTCATAAACCATAAGGTGTACTTGGTGAAACGAGGATGTTGAAGGATTCTCATTATGGGCTCGACACCCGGTTTTTTATCCCCAGCTTCGTATCCACAAAATGAACCATATGCTATTCCGGTTAACTCACTGATTTCCTTTCTATTTAATCGTTCTGACTCCCTGATGAGTTTGATTTTTTCATTTATCGGGGTTGACATGAATCCTCCATACGATGATTATTCCCTTATAAGGAAATAAATTCCTTTTTAGGGGTTTTGGCTATAGGCAATTAAAGCCCTTTATGAGCAATTAAATGCACTAAAGGAGAATCGTAACAGATGAACAACCAGCTTGTAAGTAGCACGGATGCGGTCCCGTATCAGGAGTTTGCCCGTCTTATTGGAAAAACTCCTGCAGCAGTTAAAGGGATGATTGAGAAGGGCAAGTTACCTGTTGTTGAGATGACCGATCCGCAGTCGACGAGTGGGCGTGCAGGGGAATATTGGGTTTATCTTCCAGCGTGGAATAAGGGCATGAAGATGGCCTATGACAGCCGCCCGAAGGAAATTAGAGACGGTTGGCTGATGTGGCTCGGATTAGGGGAGCCAGTATGAAGAATGAACCTCGTTGTATTGCACAGTTGCTTCGAAGAGAAAGCCCTCATCCGATCAACTTCACTATCACTCACGGTCGCGGACGCAAGGGCATCATCATCCGAACCCGTAAGACGGGTGTTATCGAGAAGCTTCGTAGCTTAGTCAAAAAGAGAGGACTGTGGTTATGACGGTAATGACACTTGATGTGATCCAGAAGCAACCAACAGCACTTCGCGGTTTAGTCTGCAAGTATCTGGCTCAGCCTCGCTGGCAGGACACTTGCGATTTTTACAATCAGATGATGGAGCGGGAGCGTCTTACGGTTTGTTTCCACGCTCAATTAAAACAGCGGCACTCTGTCATGCGTTTAGAGGAAATGACCGAAGCCGATCGTGAGCGTCTTGTTTGTGCGCTTGATGAATTGAGAACTGCATTTTCCCGGCACCGCAAACTTGGCGCGTCAAAAGCAACTTTCATTAGCCGCCTGACAGTTAGTCAAAGGCGCTCACTGTATCTTCATGCGGGACTGACAGAGCAGGAATTTATGATGCCGCACTGGCGTTTGAATGAAGAGGACTGTTACTGGCGTGACAAACTTTTCCGCGCTCTGCGCGAGCTGTTCAGCCTTTTTGAGTACGCCCCAACTATTTTAACCTCGGTAAAACCTGAGCAGTATTTACATTAATTAATCTGGATTCGACTAATTACGCGCCTTACAGCGTGGGGACTCCTTTTGCCCGGAGATAGGCAAATGCAAGAACAAAATACAGCGCAGCGGGGGATGTGTTCGGCACATCTGGCGCAGGCAGTAAGCGAGGCACAGCGCGACTTGGCGACCCGTTACTCTTCTCAGTTTGATGGGCTTATCGCGTACATCAGTAAGTCAGAACTTAATCGCACCGAGATTATCGAGTTATTAGGCCAGGAGTCGGAAAAGTTACACAACTCAATTTTCGGTAGAGCTGGTTAACCTCTGTTAACAGGAAGCAAAAATGAGCATACACATCGAGATTAATAACCAATACGTCATCACCAGTGACCGCTATCAATTCATTTTGCAGGAAAAAAAGACCGCTACATCCGGGAAGAATGAAGGTAAGGAATGGTTGGACGTTGTGGGTTACTACCCAACTATCCCTAAGCTTATCTCAGGCTTGGTTTTGCATGATCTTTTGACCAGCGATCTTACCGGCTTCTCAGCTTTGGAAGCTCGGATTGAACGCATGGGGAAGCAATGTCTGGACGCTTTTAAATAATATGTCCAACGAAACTCGGGGGCGTGTTGCCCCCTCGCCACCACCACCATTTTTGAAGGGCACCAGTGATTCATTCGTTGGTGCTTACCCATGGAATGCTCCACGTCCTGCAATTGGCCGTGATAGACCCCTTACACGTGGCGAATTCCGTCAGGTGCAAGGCGTTTTAGTTAAAGTTAATCGCCTGCCATATGTCTTAAAAACGTTGTTTAACTCGCGGTATGACTTCATCCGTCGTACAAAAAGCCCACTTCATGGTTTCTATTTCCTCAAGTATACCGTTGAGCAAAGGGTGGGGCCGCGTCTTGAGCGGGTTAATCAGTTAAATGGAATGAACGAGACTGCATCGCTTCTCTTTCTGAGCGAGCGCGAAAGCTATTCACGATTAGCGGGTATGAGTGACAAAGCGCTCAAAAAATTTGCTGCTCGTATTGCTTCGCAGCTCTATGTTGCTTATGAGGAACTTAGCGACGCATGGGCAGATGCTCATGGCGGTAAAGAAACCCTTTTCACCGATGAAGCGCAGGCGCACTTATATGGTCACGTTGCCGGTGCAGTTCGTGCATTCAACATTACCCCAATGTTCTGGAAGAAATACCGCAAAGGGCAAATCACGATCCGCCAGGCATTTTCCGCCATCTCTCGTCTGATTAACGATGAATGGTGGATTAACCAGTTAAAGGCGCAGCGTATGCGCTGGCACGAGGCTTTGCTGATTGCCGCCGGTGAGGTGAATAAAGACCGCTCCCCATACGCCAGCAAAACGGCGATCCGTGATGTACATTCCCGCCGTCAGGCTAATTTCGAATACTTGAAGTCGTGTGACTTGGAAAACAAAGTCACCGGTGAGCGCATCGATCTCATCAGCAAAGTCATGGGAAGTATTTCAAACCCCGAAATCCGTCGTATGGAACTGATGAATACTATCGCAGGGATTGAACGCTATGCGGCCGGTCAGGGTGACGTCGGGATGTTTATCACTATCACCACGCCGTCGAAGTATCACCCGACACGTCAGGTTGGAAAGGGCGACAAAAAGACGGTGCAGCTTAACCACGGATGGAATGACACTGCCTTTACGCCAAAGGATGGACAGCGGTATTTGTGCCGTATCTGGAGCCTGATGCGTACAGCTTTTAAGGATAACGGTCTGCAGGTCTATGGGATGCGTGTTGTTGAGCCGCATCATGACGGGACTCCGCACTGGCATATGATGCTTTTTTGCAAACCAGAGCAACGCAAACAGGTCACCGATATCATGCGCCGTTATGCCTTAAAAGAAGATGGCGATGAAAAAGGCGCTGAAGCACAGCGCTTTGAAGCTAAGCACCTCAATCAAGGTGGCGCAGCCGGTTACATTGCAAAATACATCGCGAAGAATATCGATGGTTACGCGCTCGATGGTCAGGTCGATCACGACACCGGCAAAACTCTAACCGATACCGCTGCAGCTGTAACCGCATGGGCGTCAACATGGCGTATCCCGCAATTCAAATCAATTGGTCTGCCGACGATGGGCGCATACCGCGAACTGCGCAAACTGCCTCGCGGGGTAAGTATTGCTGATGAATTCGATGAGCGTGTCGAGGCGGCCAGAGCTGCAGCTGATGAAGGTGAATTTGACCGGTATATCGCAGCGCAGGGTGGGGCGAATGTTCCACGCGATAGCCAGACCGTCCGTGTGGCTCGTAACGTGACTGATGAGGTCAACGCCTACGAAGAGGATATAGAGAGAGTTGTGGGCATCTACGCCCCGCACTTGGGCTCTGAGCTGGTACGTGTTACCCGGACAGCCGAATGGCGCATTGTTCCAAAGCTTTTGGCCGTTGAGCCTTTGACTTTAAAAAGCGGCATTGCCGCGCCTCGGAGTCCTGTCAATAACTGTGGAAACAAGGTAAATGAAAATGATACAAATATATCTGATACACTGCGGTTTTTCGAAATAGCTGAATGCATTAGACCGAATAGGGTGATGCAGACTTGATAAAATGTAAGGACGAGCAACTGTCAGCAATAGATTCTCCGTCTAACAGTTGCTGTTTTGAGAGATTGTTCAAAAGTTCTAACTATCATTCTCTGCGGAATCTAAATACTCCTCTTCAAGTTCATCGCTATGGTATATTCTGATGTGCTCGAATAACGTATCTATCATAGACTCATCGAAACATCCTTCTTTCCATGTATGATAAAGGTTTCTAATTTCGTTTTTCGCTTGTCCTCTAGCAATTGATTGATTTGCAACCCCACTTTTGTCAAGAGGATCGTGATGTATATCAACATAGAAGCAGCGGATATTTAAGTTTTCTTGTGAAGGTTTAATGACATCTATGTCAGCAAAACAGTCGCCAACTTTAACTTTAGGGCACGGTTTACTACTTAAGTGTCCTAAAAGTGGAGATACTTTAGGATATGTTCCTTGTTTATTACAATATTTCACCCAGTTAGAGTTGTGTAGATATTTTATCCAGTCATTGAAATAGTAAGCGGATTTTGCTTTTTGATAATAAATAAACAGACCTGCATGTTTATCTCTTTTAACATATCTTGTTAAAAGTTGTAGTAAACCTTCGAATATTTTTTGATTACCATAACCTATCTTAGCTTCAGCAATCCATTCGTAAACACCATCGCGTGAATGTACAGTAATATCTACACTACCATTTTTTTTAGTTTGCTCTGTCGCTTTATAACCTAAGTGAATTAATGAGGTTACTATCGTGTGGCTTAATTTGTCTTCATCATCACAGTAATATTTGTCACTAGAGTGTTCTAGGAGGGTTATTATTTCTGTTATATCGGAATATAATGTGTCTATGAAGTCTTGCTCATCACGAAATAAAATTCTTTTGTGTAATTCAATCGCCAGATCTTGTTTTTTCATAATCAATCCAAATTTATCAAGCAATAAAATGACAGGTATTTAGGATTGAAGTTTTCAATTTCAGCACCATCTATTGTGACGGGTTCTATTTTATCTTGGATATAGCCTCTGTATTCATCTACATGTATTTCAACATATTCCATGTTTTCTTGCTCATAGCAATACTTAATCTCAAAAAGTTCTGAAAGATCGCTGGTGAAAAATTGAACGACCTTTAAAATATCATTCAAATTTTCAGTTTTTATAGCCTTACGTAACAATGGTAATGTATATAAGCTACGGTCATGATTATTTTCTATGTAATCAAGTAAATTTATGTAGTAAATCTCAGATTCTTCACTTAAATAAACTGAAGATCCACAAAGTTTATGGACTAACACTCTTTGTGCGGAAATTAAAGAGCGCATTTTATCAAACCGCTCTTTTGAGAATGTCATTTATAACCCCATAATGAGCTTGGTGATCTGATGCTTGGGTGAAATAAAAACCACCGCAAAATTTGTTAACTGACCAATCTGTTTTGTTAGGTTCAAATCCTATTTCATTAGATATGTTTTCTTTTTGAACCGTTGAGTCTATTCTAGCCGCTAAACCTGCAACCTCAAGATTCAATGCTTTAGCTTTTCCGCTAGCCGTTTTAGATACAACTTCACGGTATCTCGCATCGTAGTTAGGGTCAGTTCTGCAACGTAATACGACGTCTTCGTCACCATTTGGATCGAGAAAATCAACCTGCACTAATCGGCCATAACCTTTATCATTATAAATATTACTAATGGCTTTGTAGAAATTGACGGTTTCGAGGGCTAATCCAAGGTTTAATTGAACAATGAGATCCATGAACTCATTACGAAGATCTGTCATGGCTTTTTCAGATAAGCGTTTGCCCAATTTTTTGTCGACACGATACTCAATTCGACTTAAATCATTTGGTATGAAAACAGTATTGAAATATTGCTCGGGATACTGATTGCTTGCCATTTTTGCTTGACCTGTAATTTTTTTAAGAATTACATAAGAATAAACAATGGCAATCCCGTCCCCCATTTTTTCTACACTGGTGATGAAGTGCCCCGGAGTTAATGGTAAGCCATTATATGCCTCTAACTTGGAAGGAAAAGCATTATGGAAAATAGGGGAGAAGCTCGTGTAGGAAAGTATATTGGGAATTAAATGCAAGTTACCACTTTTGATATAATCAATAGTATAGTAATGATTTGCACTTGTGATTATTTTTAAAGTAATTAACCTTAGGTTGGAAAAATTAGCAGAAGTAGTCTGTTTCGCTGGGTCGTCGAGCGTTTTTTGAATGCTATCAAAGGTAGTTGACCATCTTGCTTTAATCTCAAAACCATGGCGGCCAGCTACTCTTCGAAAGTAAGCCAATTCATTTGTTTGTTCTAAGCCTTTGAATACTAAGTCTATTGTGGCTTGAGGAGTCGAGGTTGGAATGTTGATAATCTGCTGTGTGCTCATTAGTTAAGCTCCTTACTGAGCAAAAAAAACAATAAGTTGATAGATTTTTACTTTTGCCACTTAAACGAATGTTGTGTGGCAAACAAGGTTATGTGCTGTTAGAAAAGGAAAAACATACTTCGCGTGAAGATTAGGTCAGATTAAGGATATTGCTTTTTTCGTATTTTTCAAAATTATTATTTGTGACTTTGCGTGCATGAAAATGCATTAGTTTCATGAAAGATTTTAAACTAGGTAACGCCGTGACTTGCACAGTCCGCTCGGGCTTATGCGATTGCATCAAAATCGATCTCTTAAGCGCGCAGGCGAGGCGGGGATAGCACTGCGCGCCAGACGGGGTGACAGGATTTATTTTGCGCGTCTGTGCGCGTCGTGGCGGCGCGCTGAGCGATGAGGTCGAATCGTAGGCGGTAGCGGGGTTGCGTCGCGTGTGCGGCGTCTGGCTTGCTCTGAGGGTGTGCCGCCCGGAGGCGGCATTTTGGGCGGGTTTAGTCGGTCTCGATGCTGTAATCCTTAAAGCGGATCACCTCCATTCCTAACCAATCATTAATCTCTTTAAACCGCTCCTGCAGCGGCGTCAACTCGTTACGCACAAACACCCGCGCCACCTTCTCGATATCGCCCATCGAGCCGATATTTTCAGGCTTGCCGCCCATAAGCTGGAACGGTACTCGGTGCGCATCGAGCAGGTCGGCGGCGCTCACCTTCTTGATGTTAAAAAAATCATCCTTCGTGGCGACTTCACTCAACGGCACGATCTTGATGCCGTCCGGTTTTCCGTTCGGGGCATAGAAGAACAGGTTTTTGAAATTACCGAGCCCTTTCGAATCCCGCATCGCGGAGCGCAGCGACTCAACGTCAGTGCTGCTCTGCGCCGCGTCGGTCACGTACATGATGTAACCCGCGTGCGCGCCGTTCTGGTAATACTTGCGACGAAACAGCGTGGCGGATTCATTCAGCCAGGCTGAATTAAGCGCGCTCAGATATTCGGGCATCCCGTAGAGCTCCTGATTGATATCGGGCTCCAGCAAATGGCATACCGAGCCGGGCGCAAACTGGTGCGGGTGTGTGAAGTCAGACACGTACCAGTAAACACCATCCTCGATGCCACGGCGGGTATATTTGGCCGGTGAGGTTTCCAGCTTCAGGAGCTGGCCGGTGACGCTCATGCGCTTTTCGAGATAGCCGTTGGCAAAGACCAGATAATCGAGCACAAGGCGGCTGAAATCCTGACGTGACAGCAACGGGTGAGGGATGTAGGTACTCGTCAGGATGTTGCGCTTTACGTAAATCGGAGAGCTGTGGTGCACGGCGGCGCGCAGGCTTTTCGCCAGCCCGGAGAAGTTGACCGGCGGCTCGTACCATTTGCCGTTATTGATGCATTCGACATAGTCGAGGATGTCGCGGCGATCCAGAACGGGCGACGGCTCACCAAAGGTGAACGCCTCCATTTTCTGCGGCGCGCTGGCGGTCATGCTGGTCTGTTTTGGCTGTTTCTTTTGGCGTTTTTTCATCTTAGTTAATATCCAGAATTGAACTTGATTGCATACCGCTACCGGCTGAAAGCGGCTCGTTTAGCAAGGCGTGCATGGTCGCCCACGCGATATCCGCGTGGCTGGCTTCCTCACTGCGGCTGGCTTCATAGGTGGCGCTGCGGCCACTGCTGGTCATGGTTTTGCGGATAGCCATAAATGACTGAGTGATGTCGGTCGCACCGGCGTCATATTCCAGACAACCGCGCCTGATGGTGTCTTTTGCTTTCAGCACCATCGCCGTTTTCATTTCCGGCGTGTAGCGGATGGCGCGCGCCGCCGGGAAGAATGAGCGCACGAGCTGGTAAACACCCTGGCCGATGCCGGTCGCATCGATGCCGATATAGTCGACGGTGTATTTTTCGGTCAGCGCCCGGATGGCCTCGGCCTGTGCGGCAAAGTCCATGCCTTTCCACTGGTGACGCTCAAGAATGCGGAACTTGCCACCGGCAACCAGCGGCGGAGCCAGCACCGCACAGCCTGCGCTGTCGCCGGTGTGTGACGGGTCATAACCGATCCAGACCGGACGCCAGTTAAACGGACGGTCGGCAAAGGATTCGAAGTCCTCCCATTCTTCCATCGCATCGACCATGCAGCGCTGCAGCTCCTCGAACGGGAATACCGACGCTTTATCGTCGACGAACTCGCACATAAACAGGTTACGGAAGTCATCCGCGCTGTTTTCCTGCTTAAGCTGGTCGAGGTTAAACAGGGTGCAGCCCCCGGCGAGCGCGTCCTCAATGGTGACAATCTGCCGCCACTGCCCGTCACCGCACAGCATGCCAGCGGCAAGCGCCTGATGACTGATATCGATGTCGACACGTTCGTCGCGGTTACTGCGCCCACGGTTAAACAGCTCGCCTGACCAGAACGGGTAAGCACCGTGCGCCAGCGTGGACGGCGTCGAAAAATAGGTGGTGCGCAGGTGCGACTGCGAGGCCATGCCCGACGCGACTTTGCGCAGCTTCTGGAAATTGGGGATCCAGAAAATCTCATCGACGTACAGGTCGCCGTTGTGGCTCTGCGCGGTGTTGGAATTGGTACCGAGGAAAATCAGCTCTGCGCCGTTGTTGCCGATGACAATCGGGTCGCCTGACAGGTCGACGTCGACCAGACGCGCAAAGGCGATAATGTACTTACGGAACACGTAAGCCTGCGTTTTACTGGCCGATAAAAATATCTGGTTCTGACCGGTTTTAAGGGCGCGCAGGAGCGACTCGCGCGCAAAGTAGAACGTCGCGCCAATCTGGCGGGATTTCAGAATATGACGGATGCGATGCTCTAACCCGGCTTTGTGCCACCTGAGCTGATAGTCAAACGACTGGTCGAAGAAAATCTCTTCCAGCTTCTCAATTGCCTCTTCGCTGAAATAGTTTCGTTTCGGCTTTTTGCGATCCCCCTTGTTACGGCTGGCGATATTGGGATTTAAATCCACCTCGTTTCCGGTCTGGCCGTAGCGGTTCACGCGCGCAAGGCGCTCCATCTGGCGCGACAGAAAATCAGCGACTTTAAAGTCATGCGCCGTCAGGTCGGGCTTGGCGTATATCTGGATGAGTCGCGCCTCCAACGTCGATTCAACGCGGTTAATTGGTGCGGTTCCCTCCCACCCATCACGCTGTTTCCAGCTCTGCACGGTCGGGCGCTTGAGCTGCAGCATGTCGCAGATTTGCGGCACGGCGAATCCCTGCCAGTACAACAGCCGCGCCTGTCGACGCGGGTCATTAAGCAGTGAAAGGTCAGTTGAAATGGTCATGCTTACCTCGTTTTTTTGTCACGGGGCAAGGCTAAGTAAATGGCTGGGTATTATCGCTAAACCCTTGTTGTGTAGGATCTAATCGGATCGTAAGCGGTGGCTGATACGGGTCAGAGTCGGGAAACTTAACCCGACCCGAAAACCCAACATCAGGACACCTGAACAATGGCAAAGAAAGTTTCTAATTGGTTTCGCATCGGCGTCGAGGGTGACACCTGCGATGGCCGCGTCATCAGCGGCGATGATATTCAGGATATGGCCGACACGTTCGACCCGCGCGTCTACGGCTGCCGCATTAACCTCGAACATATCCGGGGGCTGATGCCTGACAGCGCGTTTAAACGCTATGGCGATGTTACCGAGCTTAAGGCGGAGATTATCAGCGATGGCTCTGCGCTCGATGGCAAAAAAGCGCTGTTTGGCAAAATCCAGCCGCTCGACGAGCTGGTCAGCATGGTTAAGGCCGGACAGAAGGTTTACACCTCCATGGAGATCCGCCCAAACTTTGCCAACAGCGGCAAATGTTACCTGGTTGGCCTTGCCGTCACCGATGACCCAGCAAGCCTCGGTACGGAATACCTCGAATTCTGCAGCCGCGCCGCGCAGAACCCGCTCGCCGGTAAAAAAGACCAGCCGGACGACGTTTTTTCTGTGGCCTCACTGGCTGAGCTGGAGTTTGAGGATGTTCCCGACACCATGCTCAACAGTCTGACCGATAAGGTGAGAGCCATTTTTGGCCGCAAACAGGCCAGTGATGATGCACGTCTCGCCGATGTGCATGAGGCTGTCACCACCGTCACCGAGCTGGTGCAAACCAATCTCACCGCCACTGACCAGCGCGTCACCGAGCTGGAAACCGAACTGGCGAAGCTTAAGCAGGACGTGACCAGCAAGGCCAATGAAAGCGCGCAGGCGTTTAATGACCTCAAAAACTCCCTCGATAACACCGAAAGCCAGCGACAGCCGCGCCGCGAGCGTTCAAAAGGCGGTACGGGCGACGAGCTGCTGACCAACTGCTGATAATCCGCCGGGCGTGCTGCCCGGCCTGATACCTATTACCTGAACAGGAAAAAACATGCGTAAAGATACCCGCTTCAAATTCAATGCCTACCTGTCCCGCGTTGCGGAGCTGAACGGCGTTTCCACCGATGACGTGGCGAAGAAATTCACCGTCGAGCCGTCGGTCACGCAAACCCTGATGACCACGCTGCAGATGTCATCCGCGTTTCTGACCAAAATCAACATCGTGCCGGTCGACGAGCTGAAAGGCGAAAAAGTCGGGGTTGGCGTTAACGGTACGATTGCCAGCACTGCCGACACCGCCGGTGACGACGAGCGTAAAACCGCTGATTTCACCGCGTTGGAGTCTAACAAATACGAGTGCGCGCAGATTAACTTTGACTTCCATATCCGCTACAAACAGCTCGACCTGTGGGCGCGATTCCAGGACTTCCAGACCCGTATCCGCGACGCGATTATCAAGCGTCAGTCGCTCGATTTCATCATGGCCGGTTTCAACGGCATCGAGCGCGCGGCGACGTCTGACCGTGCGAAAAACCCTATGCTGCAGGACGTGGCGACCGGCTGGCTGCAGAAGTACCGCAATGAAGCGCCAGCGCGCGTGATGTCAAAAATTACCGACGAGGAAGGGGCGGTAATTTCTGAAGTGATCCGCGTGGGTAAAAACGGCGACTATGCGAACCTCGATGCGCTGGTCATGGATGCCACCGGCAATCTGATTGACGAGATTTATCAGGATGACCCGGAGCTGGTTGTCATCACCGGGCGTAAGCTGATGGCGGATAAATATTTCCCTATCGTTAACAAAGAGCAGGCAAACACCGAGTCGCTGGCCGCTGACATCATCATCAGCCAGAAGCGAATCGGCAACCTGCCAGCCGTGCGCGTGCCGTACTTCCCGGCAAATGCCCTGATGGTGACGCGCCTCGACAACCTGTCGATTTACTTCATGGATGACGCACACCGCCGTGCCATCATCGAAGAACCGAAGAAAGACCGCGTCGAAAACTACGAGTCAATGAATATCGACTACGTGGTAGAGGCTTACGCCGCCGGGTGCCTGATTGAAAATATCACGCTCGGTGATTTCACCGCACCTGCAGCACCGGAAAGCGGGGAGTAAGCCATGACGAGTCCCGCAGCGCGTCACTTGATGCGGGTCTCGGCCTCTGAAACAGCGCAGCGGGCTGCCGTCCCGCTGCGCAATGCAACTGCCTATGAGCAGATGCTCGTTAAGCTGGCCGCAGACAACCGCACGCTAAAACAAATCAGCTCCAAAGAGCGTAAAGCCGCGAAAAAGCGCGAGCTGCTGCCGTTCTACCTGCCGTGGGTCGCTGGCGTTCTCGAAAACGGCAAAGGCGCACAGGATGACATCGTCATGACGGTGATGCTCTGGCGTCTCGATGCTGACGATATCGCAGGGGCGCTGCAAATCGCCCGTTACGCCATGACCTACGGCCTCACCATGCCGGTCGGTCGCCGTCCGACGCCGTGCCTGCTGGTCGAAGAAGTGGCACTGGCCGCGCAGCGCCTGCTCACGGCAAAACAGCCGGTCAATCTGGCGAACCTGCTCGACACTATCGCGCTGACTGAACGCGCGGATATGCCCGATATCGTGCGTGCGAAGCTGCACAAAATCACCGGCTACGTGCTGCGTGATGCGGAGCAACTGCCGGAGGCGCTGGCGCACCTGCAGCGTGCGATCCAGTTAGAAAGCACTATCGGGGTGAAAAAGGATATCGAGCAGTTAGAGCGCCAGCTCAGGCCAAAACCCGAACCAGTACCGAAAACCCAAAAGACTAAACCGCGCACGCGCAAAGTCGCCGAAAAACCGGCGGCACGGCGCGGGCGTCCACCAAAGGCGGCAAAAGCCGCAGGTTAACCGAGCGCTCCCCGAGCCGGGCGGCACGCCGGTCAATGCGGGTATCAGTTACCCTGACTGCGACCGGCGTCCACCGCCCACCAATACCCGAGGTTGTCATGACGACGCTGATTATTGAGCCAAAAAAAGAGCCGCAGGATGTGCCGGGCGTGGTGATACCGCCGCCGGGCGTGAGCGAGCCGGTAATCAAAAACACCCCGTTTTTTCCTGACGTTGATCCGAAGCGCGTGCGGGAAGAAATGCGACTGGAGCAGACCGTTTCCCCCGTTCGCCTGCGCCGGGCGATTAAGACCGCGATCGCGGAGACTAACGCGGAGCTGAGCGACTGGCGCGAAAGTCAGCTCGATGCCGGTTATGCCACGCTGGCGGATGTCCCGACGGACAAGCTCGACGGCGAGAGCGTGCGCGTTTTCCACTACTTCAACGCCGTGTGCTCGATGACGACGGCCACGCTTTATGAGCGTTTTCGCGGTGTGGATGCGACCGCCAAAGGGGACAAAAAAGCCGACAGCATCGACAGCACTATCGATGAAATGTGGCGGGATATGCGCTGGTCTGTGGCGCGCATCCAGGACAAAGCGCGCTGCATTGTGGGGCAAATCTGATGAAAGCGTATGCGCTGCAGGGCGACACCCTCGACGCGATTTGCGCCCGGTATTACGGGCGTACTGAGGGCGTGGTCGAAACCGTCTTAGAGGCTAATCCCGGCCTGTCTGAGCTCGGTGTGATCCTGCCACACGGCACGGCAGTAGAGCTGCCCGAGACCGAGAGCGCGGCCAGAACCGAAACGGTGAATCTATGGGACTGAGTATGGAAAAAATCACCACGTTTATCGCCTACTGGCTGGCCGTGGGGCTGGCGTATGTCGGGGCAATGTCGCCCGAAAAGATGGCGTTATACGTGGGCGGCGGATGCGCCATTCTTACCGCGCTGACGAACTACTGGTTTAAGCGCAAGACGTACCTCTACCTGACATCGCTCGGACTCGATAAAGGGGCTATTCGTGAAATCAATCGTTAAAAAATGCAGTGTGGCCGCCGTGCTGGCGCTGGCAGCGCTGATGCCTGACTTTCGTCTGCTTAACACCTCGCCCGGGGGGCTGGCGCTGATTGCCGACCTCGAAGGCTGTCGCCTGACGCCTTACCAGTGCAGCGCGGGAGTGTGGACGTCGGGCATCGGCCACACTGCAGGCGTCGTGCCGAAGGGAGACATCACCGAGCGGCAGGCGGCGGCGAATCTCGTCGCGGATGTGCTGAACGTCGAGAAACGTCTGGCCGTATGCGCGCCGGTGAAAATGCCGCCGCAGGTTTACGACGCGCTGGTCAGTTTCTCATTCAACGTGGGAACCGGCGCGGCCTGCCGGTCGACGCTGGTCTCGTTTATCAAACGCCAGCAATGGCCGCAGGCGTGCGACCAGCTCACCCGCTGGGTTTACGTGAACGGCGAAATTAACAAAGGGCTGGAAAATCGCCGCGCGCGCGAGCGTGCTTACTGCCTCAGGGGGATTGAATGAAAGTGATGTTGTTTTTACTGGCCGCTCTGATGGCGGTTGTGCTCTGGCAGCGTCATGAAAACGGCAACCTGACGCGCTCGTTTGAACGGGCAAACAGGGTCGCCACCGAACAAAAAACCGCGATCGCAATGCTGAAAAATCAGCTTTCCGTTTCGCAGGGCATTGCCAGGCGAAATGAAATCGCGCAGGTCCGTTTACGCGGCGAACTGCTGGCCGCTAGTGCAATGGCCGTGCGGCGTGAACAAACCATTACGAGGCTGATAAATGAGAATGAAACGTTACGCCGCTGGTACAGCGCTGAGCTGCCTGATGTTGTGCGTCGGCTGCACACCCGCGCCGCCTGCGCCTCCGCCGGTCATTGTTTACAGCGCCTGCCCGAAGGTGAGCTATTGCCCGATGCCGGGAAGCGACCCGGCCACTAATGGCGACCTGAGCGCCGATATTCACAGGCTTGAGCACGCGCTCGCCGCCTGCGCGCTGCAGGTTGAAACCGTCAAAGACTGTCAGGATAAACTCGATGAAGAAAGCACGCAGCCTGCGCGAAGCGCTGATTAAAGCCGTTCCGCAGCTTGAAACAAACCCCGAAATGATGCGCATCTTTGCCGATGAGGGGAATATCGATGCGCGTCTCGCGGCCTCGCTGTCGCACGAGAAAAATTATACCCTGAATGTGATCGTGTGTGACTTTGTGGGCGACCCTGACCTGATTTTCGTGCCGGTGGCCGCATGGCTCAGGGAAAACCAGCCGGATATCTGCACGCTCGATGACGGCCGCAAAAAGGGCTACCGTTTCCAGATGGATTTGAACGACGGGGACAGCGTCGATATCAGCATCAGCCTGCAGCTCACCGAGCGAACCATCATCAAAGAGGAAAACGGCGCGCTGCACGTGAACTATGCCCCTGAGCCGCCGCTGCCGGAGCCCGTCACCCGGCCAAAAGAGCTCTATATCAACGGCGAACTGGTGAGCAAGTGGGATGAATGAATTTAAGCCCTTTGACGACAGGCTCAATGGTCTGATTGCTGCCCTGTCACCAGCAACGCGCCGGAAACTGGCCGGAGAGATAGCAAAGGAGCTGCGCAAATCGCAACAGCAACGCATCAAACAGCAAAAAGCCCCGGACGGCTCACCCTATCAGGCGCGAAAACGTCAGCCGCTCAGGGCAAAGAATGGACGAATTAAAAGAGCAATGTTTCAGAGGCTACGTACTAGTCGCTACATGAAAGCCAGCGACAGTAAAAACCGTGGCTTGGTGGAATTTACTAGTAAAGTACAACGTATCGCGCGTGTCCATCAGTATGGCCTAAAAGACAGGCCTAACGCGCGCTTTAAGCATGTGCGATATCCGGTGCGTCAGTTGCTTGGATTCAATGAACAGGATAAATATATGGTGGAATCTTTAATTCTTACATACTTTCAGAAAATACCACTATGACTTTAGGTTGTAATTAGATAGCTAAAGTATAAATGCATTAAGCTTGCCCGCATGTTAATGCAGGCAAGCATAAGTGTTAGCCATTACTGTTTTTATTTGTTGTCGTTTGTTTGAGGCTGTTTATAAGTGATGCTATTTGATTTATTCCGTCAAATGTTGATGGCATTTTTTCTTCGGATGCCATTATGTTTGAAAATATAATGTCTTCAAATTTCCTTAAAAGATAATTGTTTTCGCCTTTGATTTCTTTAGCGTATTCGGCGTAGCTTTGAATGAAGCAACATAGGCTTTTCCTTAGTTCAATTTGTACCTGCTGTGCTTTGATCGAATTATAGTTATTTATGGCAACTTTAAAATAATAGATAAAAATAAGAGTGATCGAGGCTACAGGGATTAGTTTGTATAATTGAGTAGTGGCTGGATGTGTGTCTTTAGAAAATAACATGTATGCCATTTCGAGTATCAAAGGGATTGGCATTAGTATGCTAATGCCAATTAATATTCTTTTTGCCCAGCGCATTTCGATTCTTTTAAGTTCTCCCAGCCTGAAGAATCCATCGTATAACCCAACGAAGTTGAAGTCTGACTCTTGCCTTAAAATAGCATCGTTCAATTTCTGAACTCGATTTTCCTTTTCCTCTATATCTTTTTCCCATTTATATATCATTCGCTCGGACTTGCTGACGTTTTCTATAAAGTCACGACATGTTTTAACATCTTGAGCCACCGATAAACGTCTTACAATTCTACTTGGCATTACCATTAAACTTCTTTGTATGGATTTTTTTGCTGAAGGATGTAATTCGTCTATGTAATCTATGCAGAAGTCTTTAAATTCAACTGTCATGTAGTCATTGAGATAGCTGTCAAACATCTCGGCTTCGAGAGCAAACTCAAAGCATATGGCAACCGTCTCGTCTATTTCATAGTTTGTCATTTGACAGGCGCTTATGCGGAATCCAAGTTGCTTGCCTTTGTTTTCTATTGAGTGCTCTGTCCTGGCATCCCATTCGGTACACTGAGAAATAAAACTTTTAAGCAATTTTGAGAGTGTTTTATACCTTTGTTTTTCAAAGTTGGTCTCCAGCTTTATAGTGGAGAGTTCATTAATATATAACTGAAGGGATTCTTTCATTGTCACGTCATCAAAATAATTCCTTGTCATCCTTTCCTCTATTTTCTGTGGTGTGTTGTATGGTTACTACCCCAACAAGGCCAAGTTTAACTTTCATGGGGTTCAATTCATTATGCAATTATGAAGACACAACTCAATGAAATTCTCCGGCAAGTACGCAACATACTACGTCTTGGCTATATCTCCGACGTCGACCTCGTTGAGGGGTTGTGTCGTGTCCAGACCGGCGGTATGAAAACCACCTGGCTGAACTGGCTAACCTGTCGGGCCGGTCACTCGCGCGTATGGTGGGCTCCATCCGTTGGCGAGCAGGTGCTTTTGCTGGCGATCGGCGGCGAGCTCGATACGGCATTTGTGCTGCCCGGCATTTTCTCGGATGACCATCCCGCGCCGTCTGTCTCCCCTGATGCGCTTCATGTTTCCTTTCCTGACGGGGCTGTTATTGAGTACGAGCCCGAAAACGGCGCGCTCACTGTGTCAGGTATCAAAACCGCAGATGTCACCGCGTCTGAGTCCATTACGGCCACCGTGCCGGTGGTGCTGGTGAAAGCGTCGAGCCGCATCACGCTCGATTCGCCCGAGGTGGTATGCACCAACAAGCTGACGACCGGCACGCTCGAAGTGAAGCAAGGCGGGAAGATGTCCGGGAACATCGAGCACACCGGCGGGACACTGAAATCAAACGGCGTACAGGTGGATAACCACGTGCACGGCAACGTACAGAGCGGCGGAAGCTGGACTAAGGGGACGCAATGACGGTGCGTTATCTGGGAATGAACAGCCAGACCGGCCTCAGTATCTCTGAGGTCGAGCATATCAGGCAAAGCGTGCGCGACATTCTGGTCACGCCGATAGGCTCGCGCGTCATGCGCCGTGAATACGGCTCGCTCCTGTCGGCTCTGATTGACCAGCCGCAGACTAAGGCGCTGCGCCTGCAGATTATGGCCGCGTGTTATTCCGCGATCCAGAAATGGGAGCTCCGCGTCAGCCTGACAAGCATCACATTTGAGCGGTCAGAGAATGACGGCGGACTGTATGTCGACATCACCGGCACGCGCTCGGCTAGCGGCCAGCCCTTTTCCCTCACCATTCCACTGAGTTAAACGCTATGGCAATTGTTGACCTTAACCAGCTCGCCGCGCCTGATGTCGTGGAAGTGCTGGACTATGAAAGCATTCTGAGCGAACGCAAGGCAACGCTCGTCTCGTTATACCCCGAGGAACAACAGGAGGCCGTCGTGCGCACGCTGACGCTCGAATCAGAGCCGATTGTTAAGCTGCTGCAGGAAAACGCCTACCGGGAAGTTATCTGGCGACAGCGCGTCAACGAGGCCGCGCGTGCGGTCATGCTGGCTTACGCTGCCGGGAGCGACCTCGACCAGATAGGGGCAAATTCCAACGTCCCACGACTCGTTATTACCCCGGCAGACGACACGACGTTTCCGCCCACGCCAGCCGTGATGGAATCGGACACTGACTATCGCCTGCGTATCCAGCAAGCCCCTGAGGGGCTAAGTACCGCAGGCTCAACCGGCGCATATCAGTTTCATGGCCGCAGCGCCGACGGGCGTGTCGCGGATATTTCCGTCATCAGTCCTGAGCCTGCTTGTGTGACCGTGTCGGTGCTGTCGCGTGAAAATAACGGCGTGGCCTCTGACGATCTGCTCGCCATCGTGCGCACTGCGCTGAACGGCGAGGACGTCCGGCCGGTGGCCGACCGCGTGACCGTGCAGTCAGCGAAAATTATCGATTATAAAATCACCGCGTCGCTTTACCTTTACCCCGGTCCCGAAAGCGAGCCGGTGCTCAGTGCGGCAAAAGCAAAGCTGCAGGCGTATATCACCTCGCAGCATCGCCTCGGGCGTGACATCCGTAAATCTGCCATCTATGCGGCGCTGCACGTCGAAGGGGTGCAGCGCGTCGAGCTGGCCGCGCCGGTGGCCGACATCGTGCTCGATGACACGCAGGCGTCATGGTGCAGCGAGTACAGCGTCACCATAGGGGGCAATGATGAATGACACCCGCCTGTTGCCGGTGGGCTCCTCGCCGCTTGAGGTCGCGGCGGCGCGCGCCTGCGCTGAAATCGAAAATACGCCCGTTCCCCTGCGCCGTCTCTGGAGCCCTGACGACTGCCCGGCAAACCTGCTGCCGTGGCTGGCGTGGGCGTTTTCCGTTGACCGCTGGGATGAGAAATGGACGGAGGCCACAAAAAGGGAAGTGATCCGTGCGGCGTGGTACATCCACGCGCACAAGGGAACGATAGGGGCGGTGCGTCGTGTGGTGGAGCCCCTCGGCTATCTGATTAACGTTACTGAGTGGTGGGAAACCAGTGACCCGCCCGGCACGTTTCGCCTCGATATCGGCGTGTTAGAGACTGGCATCACCGAGGAAATGTATTACGAAATGGAGCGGCTTATTGCTGATGCAAAGCCAGCAAGTCGCCATCTTATCGGCCTTAACATCATTCAGGATGTGCCGGGTTATCTCTACACCGGTGCGCTGACATATGACGGCGACATCATCACGGTTTACCCCGGATAAGTGAGAGCACAATGACAGTGAAATACAAAACGGTCATCACCAAAGCCGGTGCAATCAAGCTGGCCGCAGCGACCGTCCCGAACGGGAATAAAGTTAATTTTACAGCGATGGCCGTGGGTGACGGTGGCGGCACGCTGCCGGTGCCTGACCCTAACCAGACAAAGCTTGTCAAAGAGGTCTGGCGTCACGCACTGAATAAAATCAGCCAGGACAAAAAGAATAAAAATTATGTCGTGGCGGAGCTGCTTATCCCGCCTGAAACCGGCGGTTTCTGGATGCGTGAAATGGGGCTCTATGATGACACCGGCACGCTGATTGCGGTCGGTAACATGGCCGAAAGCTACAAGCCAGCGCTGGCAGAGGGCTCAGGTCGTGCGCAGACCGTGCGTATGGTCATCATGGTGAGCGACATCGCGTCAGTCGAGCTGACCATCGACACCTCAACGGTGATGGCAACGCAGGACTACGTTGACGACAAGCTCGCGGAGCATGAGCAATCCCGCCGCCATCCTGACGCCACGCTCACCGCTAAGGGTTTCACGCAATTAAGCAGTGCGACCGACAGCGTGTCTGAGAGCGTCGCAGCGACGCCGAAAGCGGTTAAGACGGCGTATGACCTTGCGAAAGGTAAATACACGGCTCAGGACGCCACCACGGCGCAAAAGGGTATCGTCCAGCTCAGCAGCGCGACGGACAGCGTGTCTGAGAGCGTCGCAGCGACGCCGAAAGCGGTTAAGGCGGCGTATGACCTTGCGAAAGGTAAGTACACGGCTCAGGACGCCACCACGGCGCAAAAGGGCATCGTCCAGCTCAGCAGCGCGACCGACAGCACGTCTGAGATACTGGCGGCGACGCCGAAAGCGGTTAAAACCGCAAACGACAACGCCGCTGCAGCTAATAAAAATGCCAGTGAGCGAGTCAGTAAATCCGGCGACAGTATGACCGGAACGTTAAATCAGGACTCAGTAGCGCAGTCGACCTATAACATGACGGCACTTTCCAATGCTGCGACGGGCAATAAAAATTATCTGCGTAAAATGCGCGGAGGCGGGACGGATACTATCTGGCATGAAACCGTTCAGGGTGGCGAGTATCGTCTGGCGACAGGCACCACCGATGCACAGGAGGAGCTGGCAATCAATACCAGCACAGGTGTCAGAGCGCGAGGGCATTTCACCTCGCAAAATGGCGGCTTTTATTCAGGAAACGCTAAAAAGTTTTCCTTCGTTTCTTCAAATACGTCTGACAAAAACGCCACCTTGCGTCTTTGGGGGAATGCAGACCGACCAACTGTCGTTGAATTGTCTGATGACTCGGGCTATCACTTTTATTCTCAGCGAAGTAAAGATGGCTCGTTACTATTTCAGATGAACGGCGCGGGGCAATTTAGCAGATACTTACGCGCAGGCGGGGAAGTGCAATCCAGCTCGGCTAACAGTTACCGTATTGCATATGGTGACTACGGTACATTCTGGCGTAATGACGGGTATAACCTTTACCTCATGCTGACCAATAAGGGCGACGCTTACGGAGCTTATAACGCAATCCGTCCATTACGCGTGAGCCTTGAAACCGGCGCGCTGCAGTCAGAAACGCCACTGACTGTAGGCAACACAATTTATGCATCAAAGGAAATTACAGCGGGTTATAGCGGGAATTATGGCTGGGCTAATCAATATGGCACGAAAGCCCCGTTTTTTAATTCATATTCAACCACTGGTGCAAGTGAATACCATCCGATAATTAAACAACAGGCATCCATCACCGGTAAAAACTCATGGGCTTTTTCCTTAGGTACGTTGGTAAGTGGTGACGCTCTTTCGTGGCACCTGCATATGAAAGGAAGTGGCGTCCAGGATGTTAATTTCAAATGGGATACTAACGGTAACTTTTCTGCGCCGGGTCAGATCATTCCGGGTAGCTTTGCGAACTTTGACGGGCGTTACTACACCAAAACGCAATCAGACGCAGGTTATATGCCGAAAACGGGGGCGTATACCAAGGCTGAGAGCGATGCCCGGTACTACACCAAAGCGCAAAGTGATGCGGGATACAATGCCAAAAACACCGCTTCTCTTTCTGCTGCCGGAGGGTGGCAGCAGGACAATTCGACCGGTCTGATTATACAGATGGGAACAGTAACCCGAACGGGCTACAACACAGCCGTCAATTTTCCTAAGGCGTTCCCTAATTTCTGCATGGGCGTCCTGCTTACGCTCAGCGATGCAGGCACAGGTAACCTTTCCGACTCATCAAGCAACATCAGATCGTTAAGCCACAGTAAAACTGGTTTTAATTATGGTGCGAACGGCAATCCTGAAAAAACAGCATTCTGGGTCGCATTTGGTAAATAGGATAAAAAAATGAAAGAAAGATATTTCTGGAGTGCAAAAGAAAACGGCTTTTATCCTGAGTCAATGAAAGCACTTTATGAGAACAGCCCGGATGGCTGGCCGGAGGATGCCGTAGAAATTAGTGAAGAACTTTATAATTCCCTTCTGGAGGGGCAATGCAGGGGCAAAGTGATCACCTCTGGCAGCGATGGCACCCCGCTACTTTCGGATCCGGTTATTGACCACACTGCGTTAGCGGAGGCAGAAAAAAGCCGTCTCGGTAGCAAAGCGGAAGAAATGATTTTGCCTCTGCAGAGGGCGGTAAAGTACGAAATTGCGTCAGAGGAAGAAATGGAGCGGCTTAAAGAATGGGAAATTTTCAGTGTAAAACTCAGTCGTATTGATACTTCTCTGGCACCTGAAATCGAATGGCCTGAGCCCCCGTCGGACGAATAACGAATAACAACAAGCCCGCATTGTGCGGGCTTAATTTTAAGAGACTTTCCTTGATTAATCGCTGAAAACGTGAATCACACTGGCCGGTTATCGTGACGGCTGACTGCCCGTTGTGCTGTACTCCCCCCAACGGCATTACGTTTCGCAGACCATCAGCACAACCGAAAATAGTCGCACCCCTTAACCACGGAGTTAAACAGATGGGCGACTATCATCACGGCGTCGAGGTCATCGAGATTAACGATGGCACGCGCACCATTTCCACCGTCTCGACGGCCATTATCGGCATGGTCTGCACGGCCAGCGATGCTGACGAAAAGACCTTTCCACTCAATGAGCCGGTGCTGATTACCAGCGTGCAAAATGCTATCGGTAAGGCCGGTAAGCTTGGCACCCTGTCAAAATCCCTGCAGGCCATTGCCGACCAGTGCAAGCCGGTTGTTGTGGTTGTTCGCGTTGCCGAAGGTACCGACGACCCGGATAACCCGGAAGCGGCGCAGAAAGAGACCATTTCCAACATCATCGGCACGACCGACGAAAACGGCAAATACACCGGGCTTAAGGCGCTGCTGGCTGCAAAAACCGTCACCGGCGTTAAGCCGCGCATTCTCGGCGTGCCGGGGCTGGACTCTCAGGAAGTGGCGACCGCGCTCGCGGCGACCTGTCAGAGCCTGCGCGCGTTTGGCTATATCAGCGCATGGGGCTGCAAGACCATTTCTGAAGCCATTGCCTACCGCGAGAATTTCAGCCAGCGCGAGCTGATGGTCATTCACCCTGATTTTCTGGCATGGGACACCACGGCGAACGATACCGATATTGCATGGGCGACCGCCCGCGCGCTCGGACTGCGTGCCAAAATCGACCAGGAGACCGGCTGGCACAAAACGCTCTCTAACGTCGGCGTGAATGGCGTCACCGGCGTCAGCGCCTCGGTCTCGTGGGATTTGCAGGAGAAAGCCACCGACGCAAACCTGCTTAATCAGGCCGGTGTCACCACGCTTATTCGTAACGACGGCTTTAAATTCTGGGGCAACCGTACCTGCTCAGATGACCCCCTTTTCCTGTTTGAAAACTACACCCGCACGGCGCAGGTGCTTGCCGACACTATGGCGGAGGCGCACGCGTGGGCGATTGATAAACCCGTCACCGCGACGCTTATCCGCGACATCGTCGCCGGTATGAATGCGAAATTCCGCGAGCTGAAAAACAACGGTTATATCGTTGACGGCACCTGCTGGTATGACCCGGAGTCAAACAGCGTGGAAACGCTCAAGGCGGGGAAACTGTATATCGATTACGACTACACCCCCGTCCCGCCGCTGGAAAACCTGACCCTGCGCCAGCGCATCACCGATACCTATCTGGCGAACCTGTCAGACTCGGTCAACAGCTAAGGAGCTCAGAGCATGGCGTTACCACGCAAACTGAAATACCTGAATATGTTTAACGACGGTCTCAGCTACATGGGCGTCGTTGAATCCGTCACCCTGCCAAAGCTGACCCGTAAGCTTGAGAAATATCGCGGCGGCGGGATGCCGGGCTCGGTGTCGATTGACCTCGGCCTCGATGACGACGCGCTGTCGCTTGAGTGGACGCTCGGCGGTCTGCCTGACGTCGAACTGTGGGCGCAGTACGCGTCACCGGGCGCGGATAGCGTGCCGCTGCGTTTTACCGGCTCATACCAGCGCGATGACACCGGCGCAATTTCTGCCGTTGAGGTGGTCATGCGTGGCCGTCATAAAGAGTATGACGGCGGCGAAAACAAACAGGGCGAAAGCGGCACGACCAAAATCTCGACCGAGTGCACTTACTACCAGCTCACGATTGACGGGAAAGAGGTCATCGAGATTGACGTTATCAACATGGTGATGAAAGTCGACGGCGTCGACCGTCTGGCGGAACACCGTAAGGCCATCGGCCTGTAACCCCTTAACCGGTCAGTCAGGCTGGCCGGTCACTTAACTTTGACGAGACCAACATCATGGAAAACATCAACGAAACCGAAAACTCAAACATTGTGATCCTCGATAATCCCATCATGCGCGGTGAGCAGAAAATCGAGCAGGTCACGGTCACGAAACCCAACGCGGGAACCCTGCGCGGTGTGAGTCTGGCCTCGCTGGCAAACTCGGACGTCGATGCGCTGATTAAAGTGCTGCCGCGTATGACGTACCCGGCGCTCACCGAGCATGAGGTCATGCGTCTGGAAGCGTCAGACCTGATTTTGTTCGCCGGTAAGGTGGTTGGTTTTTTGTCACCATCTTCGGCTCGCTGACATTCCCCGAAAACCTTTCGGTCGATGACCTGATGGCGGATATCGCGGTGATTTTCCACTGGCCGCCATCAGAGCTTTATTCCCTGAGCGTGACCGAGCTCATCACATGGCGCGATAAGGCGCTGCAGCGAAGCGGAAACCACCATGAGCAATAACGTCAGACTTGAGGTGCTGCTTAACGCAGTAGACCGGGCAAGCCGACCGCTCAAAGCTATCCAGAGCGCCAGTAAATCCCTTGCTGGCGATATCCGCACTTCTCAAAACACCCTGCGCGATCTGAATGCGCAGGCGTCCCGAATTGACGGATTCAGGAAAGCGAGCGCACAGCTTGCCGTGACCGGTCAGTCGCTTAACAAAGCGAAACAGGAGGCCGCAGCGCTGGCCGTCCAGTTTAAAAACACCGAAAACCCCACTAACGCGCAGACGCGCGCGATGGAGGCGGCAAAGAAATCCGCCGCTGACCTGCAGATCAAATATAACGGGCTCAGGCAGTCGGTGCAGCGCCAGCGCACGGAGCTCGCACAGGCCGGGATAAATACCCGCACGCTGTCGGCAGACGAGCGCCGTCTGAAATCCAGCATCAGTGAGACAACCGCGCAGCTTAACCGGCAACGTGATGCACTGGCGCGCGTCAGTCAGCAACAGGCCAGACTCAGCGCGGTAAAAAGCCGCTATGAATCCGGGCAACAGCTCGCCGCCGGTGCGCGTAATGCCGGGATGGTGGGCGTTGGTGTGGCGACCGCCGGGCTTTATGGTGCGTCACGCTTTATTGCGCCGGGTATCGGTTTTGATAAGCAGATGTCAGGCACGCAGGCGATCCTCGGGCTCGATAAGGGCGACGATAAGCTCGCGGCCATTCGTCAACAGGCGCGAGATATCGGTGCGACAACCGCCTTTTCGCCGGGTGATGTAGCGCGCACGCAGACCACGCTCGCACGCTCGGGCTATAACGCCGATGACGTGCTGGCTGCAACCGGTTCGACCGTAAACCTCAGCCTCGCGGCCGATGTGGATATCGCAGAAGCCGCCGACATTATCACTAACATGCAGTCGGCATTTAACCTGCCGACCACCGAGATTGAGCGCGTCGCGGATGTGATGACGAAAGGCTTTACGTCATCAAACACCGGTCTCGTCGAGCTGGGCGAGGCGATGAAATATGTCGCGCCAATTGCTGAGGCTGCAGGTGCGAGCATCGAAGATACGACCGCCATGCTCGGCATTCTGGCGGATAACGGGATTAAAGGCTCGATGGCCGGTACGGGCGCGAGTGCCATTTTCAACCGTCTGCAGGCTCCTATGGGTAAGGCCGATGAGGCCATTTCAGAATTAGGCGTGAAAACCCGTGACTCTAAAGGGAACATGCTGCCGGTCGAGAAAATCCTTAAAGATATTCACAAGTCCTTTGCGAAAAACAAGCTCGGCACCGCAGAGCAGGGCGAATATCTGAAAGTGATTTTCGGTGAAGAGGCCATGAAAGGCGCGATTAAACTCGTCGCCGCTGCCGGTGATGGTTCGCTCGATAACAAGCGCCAGCAAATCCGGGATTCTAAAGGCACGACCGAACGCATTGCGAAAATTCAGACTGACAACCTCGACGGCGATCTTAAAAACCTGCAGTCAGCATGGGAAGAGCTGCTGATTGAGGTATTCGACAAAGAAAACTCAGCACTGCGCCGCCTGACGGTTTCCGCGACTGAGTGGCTTGGTAAGGTTTCAGCATGGGCGAAAGCTAACCCTGAACTGACGCAAACCCTGTTTAATCTTGTCGCCGGTGGGCTGGCGCTGGTCGGCGTGCTGGGAGGGATTGGCCTGATTGCGTGGCCGGTCATCGCCGGGATTAACGGGATTATTGCTGCAGCCGGTGTGCTGAGCGTCGTTTTCAGCACTGCAGGCAGTGCGATTGTTGCGGCGCTGGGGGCTATCAGTCTGCCGGTGGTCGCGGTGGTCGCTGCCATGGTAGCCGGGGCGCTACTTATCCGTAAATACTGGGAGCCAATAAGCGCATTCTTTTCGGGTGTGGTGGAGGAGCTTAAAGCGGCCTTTGCGCCGGTGGCTGAAATCTTCTCGCCGCTCGCGCCGATGTTTGATTCCATCATCGAAAAACTGCGCGGGGTCTGGCAGTGGTTCACTGACCTGATAGCGCCGGTTAAGGCAACGCAGGAAACGCTCGACCGTTTCAAAAATGCAGGTGTGGTTGTCGGTAAATTGCTGGCAGATGCGCTGATGTTGCCGCTCCGCTCATTCAATAAGTTACGAAGTGGTGTTGACTGGCTGCTCGAAAAGCTCGGTGTTATCAAAAAAGAGTCGGGCGACCTTGACCAGACTGCAGCGAAAGCAAGTGCCGCTGCCGGTACGCAAACCCGGTCTTACATTCCGACGACCTCTGCCTATGGTGGCTATCAGGCTTATCAGCCGGTGACGGCTCCTGCTGGCCGCTCTTACATCGACCAGAGCAAGCGGGAATACAATATTAATCTGCCGGGTGGCGTTGCGCCGGGAACTGACCTTGATCGACAGCTGCGTGAAGCGGTCGAAAAACTCGACCGGGAAGAAAGAGCGCGCCAGCGCTCAAGTATGCGCCATGACGGATGAGGGCTAAAGCATGTTAATGGTACTGGGTTTATTTGTATTTGAGCGCCGCACGCTGCCGCATCAGTCAATGCAGTATTCGAAGGACTACCGCTGGGCGTCAAATGACCGCATCGGCAAACCACCGGCCTATCAGTTTCTCGGGGAGGGGGAAACCTCGCGCACGCTTTCGGGCGTGCTTTACCCCGAGATCACCGGCGGTCGCCTCTCACTGACCGCCATCGAGCTGATGGCCGACGAAGGCAGGGCGTGGCCGCTGATTGACGGAACGGGCATGATCCACGGCATGTATGTCATCGATAAAGTGACCCACACGCACAGCGAATTATTTATTGACGGCGCGGCCAGAAAAATCGAGTTTAGCCTCTCGCTGAAACGGGTCGATGAGTCGCTCGCGGCGATTTACGGCGACCTGAAAACGCAGGCCGAGAATCTGGTGACGTCTGCCGGTAACTGGCTGGGAGGGCTGGCGGGATGATTACAGGAATGGATATTCAGGCCGGGGCGAAGATTGCCCCGGCGTTTATGCTCAAGCTCGATAACGACGATATCACCCAGGATTTTAGTGACCGCCTTATCAGCCTGACCATGACCGATAATCGCGGATTCGAGGCCGACCAGCTCGATATCGAGCTCGATGACACCGACGGCCAGATAGCTTTGCCACCGCGCGGAGCAACGTTGACGCTGTGGTTAGGCTGGCAGGGATCCGCGCTGATAAAAAAAGGGACGTTCACTTTCGACGAAATCGAGCACAGGGGCGCACCTGATACGCTGACCATCCGGGGGCGAAGCGCCGATTTTCGCGGTACGCTGAACTCGCGCCGGGAACAGTCATGGCATGACACCACGCTCGGGCAAATTGTGGAGACGATTGCGGCACGAAATAAGCTGACGGCCAGCGTGGCCGACACCCTGAAAGCCGTCGCCGTGCCTCACATTGACCAGTCGCAGGAATCCGACGCGGTGTTTCTGTCCCGCCTGGCTGACCGGAACGGGGCGTCGGTTTCGGTAAAAGCGGGAAAACTGTTATTCCTGAAGGCGGGGAGCGGTAAGACGGCCAGCGGGAAGCCCATACCGCACATGACGCTTGAGCGCGGGGATGGCGATCGTCATCAGTTTGCCATTGCTGACCGGGAAGCCTACACCGGCGTGTCGGCAAAATGGCTGCACACCAAAGACCCGAAGCCGCAAAAGCAAAAGGTGAAGCTCAAGCGTAAGCCAAAAGAGAAGCACCTCCGCGCGCTGCAGCACCCGAAAGCGACAAAAGCCCCGGCAAAGATTAAATCCCAAAAAGAGCAGGAAGCGCGCGAGGGTGAGTACATGGCCGGTGAGGCTGACAACGTGCTGGAGCTTACAACCATCTACGCGACAAAGGCGCAGGCCATGCGCGCCGCTCAGGCGAAGTGGGACAAGCTGCAGCGAGGCGTTGCGGAGTTTTCAATCTCGCTGGCGATTGGCCGGGCAGATTTATTTCCTGAAACGCCCATCGCGGTGAAAGGCTTTAAGCGCGTTATAGACGAGCAGGCATGGATAATCAGCCGGGTGGTGCATAACCTCAACGGGAGCGGCTACACGACGGGCTTAGAGCTTGAGGTTAAGGTTTCGGACGTGGAGTACGAAAGCGAAGAGTTAACTCAGTAGCATGCATTTAACTATTTGTTATGTAATGATAAATTGAGTAAAATTAGCGCATCGGAAATTAAATGAGGTGCTCGTCATGTTTCACTGCCCAAAATGCCATTTCGCCGCTCACGCCCGCACGAGTCGGTATTTTACTGACACGACCAAGGAGCGTTATCACCAGTGCACAAACATCAACTGCAGCGCAACGTTTGTGACCACTGAGACGGTCGAGCGTTTCATTGTATCGCCGGGTGAAGTCGTGCCAGCGCCGCCGCACCCGACCCAATCAGGCCAGCAGCAGATCCACTGGATGTGA